CCCCAAGATGGAGGCGAGGATGTATGTCAAGAAGGTCCGAAATTCGGGGAGGTTGTGACGATTGACGGCTTTCATTGGGAGGATGATCGTTTTCTCCTTCTAAATGGGTGGCCGATGTTAGCTTTCGATCCGTTCCAATTCCGCCCTGTGAAGAAAACCGACATCAGCGTGTTCACGGCGATGCTCAACCCGGTCCGGCAGAAGGAAAAGGCGTGATGGACGACAAGTTGAGGCGATTTCTCAGGACTGTTCCGAACGCTCGCTGGCGGTCTGGACAGATGCCTCCGGTCTGGAACGAACAGGTGCGTCAGGCCCTCTGCGATCAACTGATTTTGATCGGGTTTGGTGGCCTTGTCAAACTTACGGAAGGAATGCCGATATGAAGGTCAGCGAACTAATCGAAATGCTAGGACGTTGCCCGCCGGATTACCCGGTGATGATCGCATACGATTGCATGGTCTGCATCGACGATGTGGAAGAGAACGAAAGCTTCATTATCCATGAGGGTACAGTATATCGGGATCAGGGAGTTTATCTCACGACAGGATGCACTTACGAGCGCGTCGAATGCGGCGGCTTGCCGATACCATCAAAGGATTGATGGGTGAGCCTTAAGCTAGACCCCGACACCCGACGCCGGCTTGAGAACCTGCAGAAGGAAGCTCAACGCCGGCTGTTGCGGAACAGCTTCTCAGGCCCGGGCGGCCTGCTGCGGTTCGTCAAGCATTTCTGGCATGTGTTGGAGCCTCAGACCGAGTTCGTTGATGGCTGGCCGCTGCACGCGATCTGCTTGCACCTTGAAGCGGTGTCGCACGGCGAGATAACCCGGCTGCTGATAAACGTCCCGCCCGGTTTCATGAAATCGCTGCTGGTGGACGTGTTCTGGCCGGCTTGGGAATGGGCGGTTATCGGATCTCATCTGCGCTATGTGACATTTAGCTATTCGGCCAGCCTGACGGGGCGCGATAACCGGCGGTTCGGCGAGCTCGTATCGTGCGCCGAATACCAGAGCCTTTACGGGCGCGAGGTCCAGCTTGTGAAGCTAGGCGAGACGCTGGTGTCGAACACTGGAACGGGGTGGAAGCTGGCATCGTCGGTCGGCGGCGTCGGTACAGGCGAGCGCGGCAATCGGGTGATCCTCGACGATCCGCATAACGTGAAAGAGGCCGAATCGGACATTGTCCGAACCGAGACGGTGCGGTGGTTTCGCGAGGCGATGTCCAACCGCCTGAACGACATGGACAATGACGCGATCATCATCATCATGCAGCGGGTTCATGGCGATGACGTGTCCGGCGCCGTGCTTGAGTTCGGCATGGCGTATGAGCACCTTATGATACCGATGTTCTACGACCATGCCCGGCAGATGACGGCGGACTATGATCCGGTCTGCACATCGATCGGCTGGCATGACCCGCGGTACCAGGAATGCGACATTGACGCGCCGGGGCAAGAGTTGCTGGCGTGGCCCGAGCGGTTCTCCGAAGCCGCATGTGCTAAGCTACAGAACGATATCGGCATTTGGGCATGGGCTGGGCAGTATCAGCAATCGCCCAAGCCTCGGGGCGGTGGTATTTTCAAGCGCGACTGGTGGCAGCTATGGGAGAGCCCGGACGGTCGGTTCCCGGTGTTCGATTATGTGGTTGCGTCCCTTGATTCGGCCTTCACTGAACAGGAGCGGAATGACCCAAGCGCGTTGACGATCTGGGGCACGTTCGTCAACAAGGACGGTGAAAACCGGATTATGCTAGTTCACGCGTGGCGGAAGCATCTGCAATTCTCGGGACCGCGGCTGGACCTGTTGCCGGGCGAGACGAAGCAAATGTGGGTTCATCGCACGCAATCGACCTGGGGCCTGCTGGAGTGGACGAAATACACCTGCGAGCGGTTCAAGGTTGACCGGCTCTTGATCGAGGCCAAGGCGAACGGGATCAGCGCCGCGCAGGAGTTGCAAAACCGATACGGGCGATTAGACTTTGCGGTGAACCTTTGCCAGGTTTCGGGGTCAAAGGAAGCAAGGGCCTACGCCGCGCAAGCTACGTTCTCGGAACTCTTGGTCTACGCGCCGGCTCGGGATTGGGCGGAAATGACGATCGAGGAAATGGAAAGCTTCCCGAAGCACAAGTATCGAGATTTGACCGACAGCGCGACCCAAGCCGTGAAGCACTTGCGCGCGATCGGGCTTGCGAATACGGATCAAGAGACGAAGGCGAACGAGGTTGACGAGCAGATCGCGGATTTGGCCAAGCTCAAGCGCGGCTCGGTAGCACAAGGGTATTTCTCATGAGCATGACGGTAAAGGAATTTTACGCCTACGAGTGTGATTGGATTGGCGTGCTGGAGGGCGCCGGTAAAACCCGCGCAGAAGCCATTGAGTGGCTGAAAGCAAAGGCTGTGAAGCCTCGCGTTCGCGTGAAGATGGGGCGACAAAAACTAGAGAAGAATGGCGTGATCCCCTCCTACTGGGGGCCAGAGGCGCGGAGTTACTATTTCGGCAAGCCTGCAATTTGGCGTCATCTCAAAAAACACCCCACTTAGCTTTTTGGAAAAGGAAAACCCAAATGACCGGACCGAAGATCATCAGCCCGAAGCCGGCGCTGACCGAGGACCAGATCGCGATTGTCGATCTGCTGAAGGAAACGCTGGCCCAGGCGCTTGAGGGCAACTTCTCCACCATCGGCATCGTGGCGTGCATGGAGGGCGGCTTTGCGTCCGTGATGAGCGGCCGGCAGGCGGCGGACCTCAACCTGGCATGCGACGATTTGAAATACAAAATCCATGCCGCGGTCACGTCGGGGACGGCGGAACGGACCACGCGGCGTTCGTCGATCATGCGGCCGGGCTCACATTGAGAGCCAAGCGCAAAATTAGCGATAGCGTGCGCCTTCGAGGTGGGCCGGGATGGGACTATCCGTGCGACAACCCCCACATGATCGAGTGCGCGTCGTCTCACTGTCAGGTGGCCGCACGTTGTAGGCTAAAAGAGTATTTTGCGATGTCGCACCCTAACGAGGATGACCCATGCCCCGCAAGCCACAAGGCGACCTAGAGCGCGCGCCGTGCATTGAACCTGACACGGATTTCCCCGACTACGTAGAGATACGGCTGGTCTGGGGCGCCAACTCGCGGTCGCACATGATCCGGTCGGATGAGTTCTTCGGTCATGGCGGGCATGGTGCGCCGATGTCGGGTGATTTGGTTATCCGGCACATTGAGCGGCTGCGGAAGATGGGAGCGCCGAAATGAACGAGCAATCCAGAGCGGCCAACCCCTACACGATTTCACGTTGACGGCACCACGCCGTAAGGCTAGCCTCGTTTCTGCCCTCTTGGTTTTGTTTGGGCGTTTCCTCCCAAGACTAGGCCGCCTGCCTTGAATAGCAGGCGGCCAATTTTGCTAGGTCGGAGCTTGTAATTCCCGGCTGCCGGCCCATCGTACTACGTTCAGCGTTCTCTCGATTGTGTCTGTGGAGTGGCACACATAGCATTCGTAGAGTTTGGTAATCATGCCCGGTTCGGAGGCGGGCACGGCAGTCATCAGGAGCATAGGCGATTGGCATTTTGGGCACGGGCGTAGCTGGGACGGCGACACTTTCAGCGGGTATTGTTTAGCCAACATAGGGTCACTCCATTTTATTGAACTCCCCTCCAAGCCCCGTGCTTTTGCCGCAACCTGAAATTGGCGTAAGTTCAGTTTTGACCGTTATGCGGTAAAGTTGTTTTTACGGAACGTTTTGCACATTGTCTTAAACCGTAGTATGGCTGTTGAGCCTGCCTGTGGCGGCCTACATGACCGGCGCCCGGTCCCAACCATGAAAGACGGCTCGTGGCAGGGCAAGACGGCGCATTGCATATCGTGGTGGACGATGGGGACGACCAAACAATCACGGTCGATCCGGGAAATGGCACGATTATTGAGCACCGGCCCGATGGCAGCGCGGTGGTCCAGTTAGACGCCAAACAAGCCGGTCTAGGCGCCAAGGACGACGGCGGGTGGTTCGACAATCTATATGAAAAGATCGACGGAATTAATCTTTCTACCATTCAGAACGATCTGATAGACGGCGTTAAGGCCGATGATTTGTCCCGCCAAGGATGGCTCGAAAACGGGTCGAAAGGGATGGACATTCTCGGCCTGAAGCTGGAAAGCCCAGGTTCGGACGTAAGTTCTACCGGCGAGGGGCCGGTGATGTCCAAGGTACGCAATCCCCTGTTGCTCGAAGCGTGTTTGAAGGGCTGGGCGAACGCCGAAGCCGAATTGCTCCCCGCCAATGGCCCGGTAAAGGTCAAATCCGATGGGCGAGAAACGAACCAGGAAGACACGGACGCGGACTTGCTTGAGCGAGCCGTCAACCGATATCTCACTGAAAAGGCGCCCGAATACTACCCCGAAACCAGCTATATGCTGCTGTGGGGAGTGTATTTCCGGGGTTCTGGTTTCAAAAAGATATACCGCTGCCCGATGCGGCGACGGCCCGTGTCTGAGAAGGTGGACGGAAAAGACCTGATCGTATCGAACACCTCGACGGATTTGAGGTCTTCGGGTCGGATAACGCATCAGATCGAAATGCGACCGTCCGTGTTCAAGCGGATGGTGCTGCTAGGGGCATACCGGAAGACCGGAGCGCCACCGCCCAACCCCCATGCCGACGCGATCGACAACAAGATTGCGGTCATTCAGGGCACCACGGCGACACCTGACCGGCCCGAAGACAAGCCCTACACGATCTGGGAAACACAGTGCGAGCTCGACCTTGACGATTTCATCCCGGCCAAGTCCAAGTTTAAGGGCCAAGGCATCCCGCTGCCATATCTCGTGACGATCGACAAGGACAACGAGGAAATCCTGTCGATCCGACGCGATTGGGATGAGGATGACGAACACTGCAACCGGCAACGGATGTATGTGCGTTATCCCTATATCCCCGGTCCAGGGTTTTACGGAACAGGGATGCTCAACCTGCTTGGCAACGCATCGGCGGCGATGACTGCTGCTTGGCGCGAGGCTTTGGACGCTGGCATGTTCGCCAACTTCCCGGGGGGTCTGATTGCGAAGATCGGTTCTCGCCAGCAGAATACCGATTTCAGCATGGGGCCGGGCGAGTGGAGGGCGGTTGAAACTGGCGGGATGAAGGTGGGCGATATAATCGGCAATTTGCCCTACCGCGACGTGACCCCCGGCCTTCTCGGGTTGATTGACAAGATCACCGAGCAGTGCAAGGCGCTGGGCCAAGGTGCCGAAATCCCTGCCGCAGAGGGCATCGCGAACGTCCCGGTCGGCACCATGCTGGCCCAGATCGAGCAGGCCACCAAGGTAATGGCGGCGGCTCACAAGGGCATGCACACGGCCCAAAGCGAAGAGATCGAGCTGCTTGTGGACCTGTTCCGCCGGCATCCCGAGGACTTGCTTGATGCGACTGGGGACGTTTTACCGGACTGGGACGCTCAACGGCTTATCGCCGCTCTGAACGACGTGAAGCTTGTCCCGGTTTCTGACCCGAACGTACCGAGCCATATTCACCGGGTTGCGAAGGCTCTCGGGCTCGTTCAGCTTTTGGCTATGCCGGACTTCAAGCCGTTGATGGACGCGAAGGAAACGCTGTTGCGGGTTCTTGCTGCGATGCGGGAAGACCCGACAGGGCTGCTAGTGGCGCAGGCGCCACCGCCGCAGGCGCCCCCCATTGGTGATCAGGCGAAGATGGTGGACGCCCAATCCAAGGCCAAAAAGGTTGACGCCGATATCGCCAGCAAGCAGGCCGACGACGCAATCAAGATCGAGCAGCTTAAATCGGACGAAACCATTCACGCGATGGACCTGCAGAAAGAGCAGACTATCCACGCGGCGGACGCCGAAAAGGCGCAACTCGATGCCGAGAAGGCGAAGGCCGATGTCCAGGGCAAGCACGCTCAGACGGCACAAGCCGAGATCGACAGCCGCCGCAAGACCGGGGTGGAGCTCGTCAAGGCTGGCCTTGGGGCGCATCATGCCGAGCAAGAGCATCAGTTGGGCGTTGCGGAACACATGAAAAATGCTCAGAATGAGGCGCAACAGACGGCCATTCAAACGCATCAAGCATTGAACCCGCCGAAGCTGGCACCATCTAAGCCGAAAGGGAAACAATGACCGATATTCCAAAAATGCCGGACGATTTCTGGCCGGAAATTACGGTCGTTGGCAAGCGTGGGAATGTTGAACTTGCCTTCGCTCTCACGTCGAAAGAGCGTGCCGAAAATACGTTTATGCCAGCGATTAAATCTCTTGTGCAGGCTATCTGGCAGGCGATGCACGACGAGCGCTATCGTGCTAAGTTTGGCATTCAAGAGGACGGGCAATCGTTTCGCGAGATCAAACAGGGGATCAAAGATGGCGCATCCGTATAAATCCGCAGCCCACAAGAACGACCCGACATGGCTTCGTGGCCTGCAGCCGTTCGTTGAGAAAGCGGTAGACGCCGACGTGAAGGACGTTGTCCGCAACTACGCGAGTGACCCCGTCGAGACGGCGCGTGCTTCATACGAGCCGAAAGAGGAGGAGTAGATGGCCCATCCGATGAACGAACATCGCGGTCACAAGGTCGAGCGCGAACGGGTATCTCACATCGCCGGCAAGCACGCGGCGCCGAAGCATTACGCCCGTGGCGGGTCGGTTCATGAGGATGAGGCCGAAGATAAGGCCCTGATCCATAAGGAGGTCAAGGGCGAGGCGCTGAAGCACGAAGGCAAGGGCGCCAGACACCGCGGCG